GATGTCCTTGGAAGAAAGCAGAGAATCAAAAATGAGGACTGGCTAAATGCGGTGAAGAATATTGAAAGCACTGTGCAGAAGTCAGAAATTGATTCCCTGATTGAAAAGACTGTTGCAGAAATCAAAGAGAAGACCGCCGGGAAAAAGGCGGCTTTCGCTTGGAGCGGTGGAAAAGATTCCCTCGTCCTTGAAAGAATCTGCAATATGTCCGGCATAAAAGCCTGTGTGCTTGTTATTTGCAATCTGGAGTATAAAGCATTCGTAGAATGGGTGGAAGAACATAAGCCTCCGGAATTGTCTATAATCAACACAGGGCAGGATATAAAATGGCTGGCCGCCCATCCGCATATGCTTTTCCCACAGGATAGCAACAAAGCCGCCCAGTGGTTTCATATTGTGCAGCACAGAGGGCAGGCGAAGTATTACAAGGAGAACAATCTTGATGTAATGCTCCTTGGGAGAAGAAAGGCTGACGGAAATTATGTCGGCAGAGGCGATAATATCTACACCAACGGACAGGGAGTTACGAGGTACAGCCCTTTGTCAGATTGGAGCCACGAACAGATTTTGGCATTCATACATTACTACAATGTGGAAATGCCACCGATTTATGAATGGCAGAATGGATATTATTGTGGCACCCATCCTTGGCCAGCAAGGCAATGGACCGGATCCATTGAGAACGGATGGAAAGAAGTATATGAGATAGACCAGTCTATTGTAACGGAAGCAGCAGAGTTCATTCCGAGTGCAAAAGCATTCTTGGAAACCGTTTCAATGGATGAAAAATAGATTGCTGACAACTGACCGCAAATTGCTGTCAATGGTTGTCGAAGTTCCGCTATTTGCAGATAGCATAAAAGATAGTAAATTCCACAATACCTCGCTCCTTTGCATTAAAAGATAATTGCCAAAGGAGGAAAAGGCATATGGAAGTAATCACAATGAAACTGGCTGACCTTGTAAAGCCGGAAAAGAATGTAAGGATACACACCGAAAAGCAGATAAACGAGTTCAAACGGAGCATAAATATGTTTGGACAGATTAGACCTATTGTGATAGACGAGAACAATGTCATACTGGCAGGAAACGGACTGTATGACACACTCGTTGCAATGGGGAAAGATACTGCAGACGTGTACCGATATGACAACCTGACTGAAAATCAGAAAAAGAAACTGATGATAGCGGACAATAAGATTTTCAGTCTTGGTATTGAGAACCTGGAAACATTGAACTGCTTTCTGGAGGATTTGCAGGGGGATTTGGATATTCCCGGTTTCGATGAAGAAATCTTAAAGCAGATGGTATCAGAGGCAGAGGATATTACAGATAAACTCTCCGAATACGGAACCCTCGATGAAGAAGAAATCCAAAGTATCAAGGATAATGCAGAAAGAAAAGAGCAGAAGATACAGCAGATGGAAACGGATCAGGGAGAACAGGCACAGCCGCCAGTGGCAGCACCGGTACAACAGGAAGTGCCGGCAGATGATGAAGACACCACCGAAATAAGAAAGTTCGTTATCTGCCCGAAGTGCGGAGAGAAGATATGGCTATAAAAAGATGTGAGGCCAGCATTGATGTAGTTGAAGCCGCAAAAATCAGAATCAGGAATGTATTCAGAAATGGTCTTCCTGTATATATGTCCTTTAGCGGTGGAAAGGACAGTTTGTGTATGGCACAGCTTGTAATGAATATGATACAGGCTGGCGAAATCAATCCGGCACAACTGATAGTGCAGTTTATTGATGAAGAAGCCATTTTCCCCTGCATGGAAGATAAGGTAAGGGAATGGCGAAAGAAATTCATGTTAGTTGGAGCAAAATTTGAGTGGTTCTGCTTAGAGGTGAAACACTACAACTGCTTTAATGAACTGTCTAACGATGAAACATTCATTTGTTGGGACAGATATAAAAAAGATGTTTGGGTAAGGCAGCCTCCGGCATTCGCAATCAGAAGCCACCCGCTGTTAAGACCTCGGATAGATGCATATCAGGATTTTCTTCCAAGAGTATGCTCCGGGGGAATAACAATCACAGGCATACGGACAGCAGAGTCCGTTCAGCGGTTACAAAACATTGCAACTATGCTGAGAGCAGGAAAGACCATGACAAATAAACAGCAGGTATTTCCCATCTATGATTGGACAAACAACGATGTGTGGCTGTACCTTTTGAAAGAAAAGGTGGATATACCGGAGATTTACCTGTTTTTATGGCAGTCCGGGACACGCAAGGGGCAGCTGAGGGTATCACAGTTCTTTTCAATAGACACCGCCAAGAGCCTTGTCAAAATGAATGAGTATTATCCTGACCTTATGGAAAGGATAGTCCGTCGAGAGCCGAACGCTTATCTGGCTTCTCTTTATTGGGATAGCGAGATGTTCGGCAGGAATACCGCAACGAGAAAACAAAACGAAAAGGGAGAGGCTGAAAAAGATTATAAAGCCGCCCTCCTGGAACTGTTTTCCGATATGGATGGAAATTTCCAGACAAAGCATAAGCGGTATGTAGCGGAAAGATACCGCAATTTCTTCATGAGTGTATCGGCTATTGCAGACAACAAGGACTGCAAGGCAATTTACGAAGGTCTTTCCTCCGGTGATCCAAAGCTCCGTTCATACAGGGCATTGTATCAGAGAATCTATGGTAAATATATCACAGAGGCGAAAAAGAAGGAGGGATTGCCAAATGGATAACAAATTATATAGTCCGCTGTCTACTCTCCAATGGGTGGACCGCAGCATTGTAAAACCGAATGATTATAACCCAAACAAGGTATCAAAACAAAATCTGGAACTGCTGAAACAGTCCATATTAGCCAACGGGTGGACATTGCCCATTGTGGTAAGACCGGACATGACAATTATTGACGGTTTCCACCGCTGGACAGTAGCAGGAGAAGAGCCACTGAATTCCATGCTCGAAGGCAAAGTTCCTGTTGTTATTGTAGAGCATAAGGACAAAGCCGGGAACATCTATGGCACTGTAACCCACAATAGGGCGAGAGGTACACATTTGCTCGGTCCTATGAAAGCGATTGTAAAAGAGCTTATGGATGAGGGAAAGTCAGTAGAGGAAATCGGAAAACAGCTTGGTATGAAACCGGAGGAAATATTCCGTCTTTCAGACTTCTCCAAAGAGGACTTCTTGAAAATGATGATAAAACCTAATCAGGAGTTTTCAAAAGCAGAGTTTATAACGAAGATTTAATGTTATTACAAATAATATTCGTAACGGAAACAGCGAGGGAGTGTATGCTCCCTCTTTTTGTTCCCCACGAAACAAAAACGAATAGGAGAGAGGTGGTGATATGCCGAGGGCACCAAGCGAAAAAGTAACACAAGCCGAAAAAATGTTCAATGATGGAATGGCAATGGTTGAGATTGCAAAGAAATTAGGGATTTCTGATGGAACTGTCCGTAGTTGGAAGAACAGGTACGGATGGGGAGACAAGTCAAAAAAAAACAAACGCAACGTTGCGAAAAAATCAAATAGTAAAACTGCAACGTTGCAAAAGAAAAAGAAGGGCGGTCAACCTGGCAATCAGAACTCTAAAGGTGTATCTAAAGGCAAAGGGAATCCTCACCCATCGCCTGATAATACAAAGCATGGAGGATATGTTCCTGTATTTATGGATGCTCTGGATGAGGATGAGCAGGAACTTATTGCAACAGTTCCAGAAGATACAGAGGCTCAACTTATGGAGCAGATACAACTCTTTTCTATTCGTGAACGCAGGATATTGAAGGCTATCAATAAATATCGTGACCAAAAGGGAGACGTTGCGGTTTCCAGCGTTTCAAGGTTTGAAGAAAAGCGAGCATTTAAGAATAAAGAGGATGAGGCTGAATATGATAGGCGCCAGCAGGAAAAGGCTGACAATGGCGAAAAGCTGCCGGGTAAGCCCTACAGCATTCAGACAAATACCAGTAACAAGGATATGATTATAGCAAGGCTGGAACAGGAACTTTCCACAGTTCAGAGTAAAAAGACAAAGGCTATTGAGGCATTGTCTAAATATCGAATGGAGAAAGCAAAGATGGAAAGCGAGAGTGCCGGTAACGCAGCTGTTGATGATTGGATTGCAGCTGTTTTGGGAGAGGATGTGGATAGCAATGAATAATAATTCAAAGACATTGCGGAAACGATTCTTCCAGAAAAGGATACCGATATACAGGAAAGACCCTGTTGCATTCGCAAGAGAGGTATTGCTGTTTGAGCCTGACGAATGGCAAAGACAAGCATTGATGGATCTCGCAGAAAACCCCAAGGTTGCTATAAAATCCGGGCAAGGTGTTGGAAAGACAGGTATGGAGGCTGTTGCGTTGCTATGGTTTCTATGCTGCTACCCATATCCGAGAATTGTCGCAACTGCTCCTACCAAACAACAGCTGCATGATGTGTTGTGGTCCGAAGTGAGCAAATGGATGAGCAAGTCTCCTTTGCTCTCAGAAATCCTTAAATGGACAAAGACATATATTTATATGGTCGGCAATGAAAAGCGTTGGTTTGCGGTAGCTAGGACTGCTACAAAGCCAGAGAATATGCAAGGCTTCCACGAGGACAATATGCTGTTCATTGTTGACGAGGCTTCGGGTGTTGCTGATCCGATTATGGAGGCTATACTCGGTACTCTCTCCGGAGAGAATAATAAATTATTGCTGTGCGGGAATCCGACGAGGACTTCCGGCACATTTTTTGATGCTTTTAATGCTGATAGGAGCCTGTATCAATGTCATACAGTATCGTCTGCAGACAGCCCAAGAACGAACAAGCAGAACATTCAATCTCTCATACGCAAATATGGAGAGGACAGCAATGTGGTTCGTGTCAGGGTAAAAGGCGAATTTCCAAACCAGGAAGACGATGTATTCATTATGCTGTCGATTATTGAGCATTGTTGTATGTTGGATTTGCCGGAAGATGTTCCCATCAAGAGAATATCGTTCGGCGTGGATGTGGCTAGATATGGCTCGGATGAAACTGTAATAGCAAGGAATGTTGGCGGCAATATCACGCTACCGATTATGTTCCGGGGGCAAAGCCTTATGACAACAGTCGGAAAGATAGTTCAGTTATACAGAAAGACGATAACAGACTTTCCCACATACAGAGGAAAGATATATGTGAATATCGATGATTGCGGTCTTGGAGGTGGAGTTACTGACAGGCTGGAGGAAGTTCGGCGGGAGGAAAAGCTGAACAGAATGGTAATTGTTCCTGTGAATGCAGCCGGAAAAGTCCCTGATGAAGTCATTGGAGACGGAAAGACAAAAGCCTGTGACATTTACGATAATCTTACAAGTTATTTGTGGGGAACTGTTAAAGACCTTTTGATAGCAGAGGAATTGAGTTTGCAGAATGACAATGAACTGGTCGCACAGTTCTCTTGCAGGAAATACAAGCTGACGAGCAGAGGAAAGATATTGCTCGAAAGCAAGGAAGAAATGAAGAAAAGGGGGATTGATTCCCCAGACAGGGCAGATGCGGTTTCGCTATCGTGCTATGAAAAGAAATTATTCAATATTGGAAGTTTGGTAGATTAGGAGGTGAGAAAATGCAGGATAAAAAGCAGGACAAGAATAAGAGGGCTGACGGATATAAGAATCTGATGAATAAGTATGGCACGCAGGATGATGTGTCGGAGCAGTACAGATTTGAGAGCGAGGCTCCAGTGACAGATATTGAGCTTACTCTAAACTATGAGGAAAATGGTCTTTTCTCAAAAATCATAGACATTCCGGCTGATGATGCTGTCAGCAGCGGATTTGAATATGGACTGAATGATAAAGACCGGGAGACATTCATAGATGATTCGTTAGACGAGTTAGACTTCGAGAGCAAGGCATCCGAAGCCATCAAATGGTCAAGACTGTATGGCGGTGCTTTAATGGTAATGATAATTGATGATGGCGGAGAGCTGGAAGATCCTGTTGATTGGGATAACATCCGAGGAATTGACGAACTTCTGGTATTTGAAAGACCTTTGGTTACACCTGATTACAACAGTATTTACAACCACAATCCAAAGGACAGAAAGTGGTCCAAGTTTGGACTGCCAGAGTTTTATGATGTTTCCCCTATGTATGGCTCTCCATTCCGAGTACATGAAAGCCGGTGTCTATTGTTCAAGAACGGAACATTGCCACAGTCAAGTTCCAGGACAGAATATAGGTTCTTTGGTATGCCTGAGTACACGAGAATACATAAATCCTTGCAGGAAACAGTAACATCACATGGTAATGGTGTTAAGCTGCTCGACAGGGCGGTACAGGCGATTTACAAAATGAATAACCTTGCTTCTCTCTTGGAAACAGACGAGGGAGAAGATATAGTGCTCCGAAGGTTGCGTATTATCGATATGGCAAAGGGTATTATCAACAGCATAGCGATTGACGCTGACGGGGAGGATTACGATTACAAGACAGTTACCTTTTCCGGAGTTAAGGATATCATTGATTCCACCTGCAATATGCTGTCTGCAGTTACGAATATTCCACAGACTAAGTTGTTTGGCCGTTCTCCTGCCGGGGAAAACGCCACCGGCGAGGGGGATATGGAGAACTATTACACTTTTGTTGGGAAAATACAGAAGTTAAATCTCAAGAAGAATCTCGGAACGCTGATTGATATAATATTATTGGTCGGCAAGTACAAGGGAGAGTTTGACGAGATTCCTGATTACAGGCTGAGTTTCAAGCCGCTATGGAGCATGAGCGAAGCGGAACAGGCTGGCGTGGATCAGACAAAGGCTGCCACAGAATTAACCAAGGCACAGACCGCACAGGTTTATGTCGATATGCAGGCTTTGGATTCCTCTGAGGTCAGAAA